CTCCTGAACCAGCTGAAATACGACGTTGAGTCGGGCCTGGTGGTGATGGCGGCCGATGTGGCAAAAGTTGTAGGTGAGGAATACGCGAAGGTGCGGACCAGGCTATTGGCCATCCCCGCAGAACAGTCGCCACGCCTGCACCGGTTGAAGTCCGTAACTGAAATGCAGGATGCGCTGCAGGAGTTAATCACAGAAGCGCTTGAGGAACTAACTAAAGATGGAGCCAGCAAACCGCTATTCGCACGGGCTGGCGGCATTACGGAATGACCTGGCGGATGCCAGGCACAAGAATTTACAGCCACCGCCTAAGCTTACGCTGAGCGAATGGGCGGATCGCTACGCGGTCCTGTCGAAAGAGACTAGCGCCCAGACCGGCAGGTTTCGGGCTTTCCCGTACCAGACCGGCATGATGGATGCCATCACCGACCCGGCGGTCACAACAGTGACCGTTATGAAGTCCGCTCGTGTTGGCTATACCAAGACGCTGGACCATGTCGTCGGGTACTACATGCATCAGGATCCGTCCCCGATTCTGATGGTGCAGCCTCGGGTAGAAGACGCCGAGGACTACAGTAAAACGGAAATATCCCCAATGCTGCGCGATACGCCGGTATTGGCGGCGCTGACGGGTGACGTCAAGGCGAAGGACAGCAATCAGACGATCTTGAAAAAGACGTTTCTGAATGGCTCCAGCCTGTCGCTAGTGGGCGCAAATAGCCCTGGCGGCTTTCGTCGTATCACTGCACGCGTGATTCTGTTCGACGAGGTGGACGGTTATCCGACCGGCGGTGCAGGATCCGAGGGCGACCAGATCGCCCTCGGCACCAAGCGTTCTGAAACGTTCTGGAATCGCAAGATCGTCATCGGCAGCACACCGACAGTCAAAGGTGACAGCCGGATAGAAAAATCGTTCTCTGAGAGCGACCAGCGGCATTACCACGTGCCTTGTCCGCACTGTGGTGAGCTGCAGATACTTGAATGGGGTGGCCCGGAAACGCCGCATGGCATGAAGTGGGATAAAGACGAACAAGGCGTCGGCATGCCCGAGTCCGTGTACTACGTCTGCAAGGTCAACGGCTGTGTCATCAAGGACGAAGACAAGCCGGATATGGTCGCCGCCGGCGTATGGATTGCAGAAAAACCATTCAATGGCCACGCGGGCTTCCATATTTGGGCGGCCTATAGCCTTTTCCCAAATGCTTCGTGGCGAAATCTGGTTGCAGAGTGGTTGCGCGTCAAGGACGACCCGCTGCTGCGACAGACCTTCATCAATCTGGTGCTGGGCGAGGCGTATGAGGACCGCGGCGAAAAGGCGATGAATGAAACGCGCCTGGTATCTCGCTGTGAAGTCTGGCCGGCTGAGGTGCCTGACGGCGTCGCTGTGTTGGTCGTCGGTGTCGACACGCAAGATTACCGGTTTGAGTGCGAGGCTGTCGGCTGGGGACGTAACGAGGAAAGCTGGTCCGTCGATTACGAGGTAATCGAAGGGGATATGGAAACACCAGATCCCTGGACGCGTCTCGAAGCCTATCTGCGACGCATCTGGTATCGGGCAGACGGTCGCGGATTTGAGGCGATGGCTGTTTGTATCGACTCAGGTGGTCACCATACACAAAAAGTATATGACTTTGCCAAGGCGAGGCTGGGACGCCGCGTTTATGCGGTGAAAGGTGAGTCGGCAATTGGCGGGAAACGTTCACCAGTGTGGCCAACCAAAAAACCAAGCGCCCGCAATAAATCAACGTTCCGGCCGGTCATCCTGGGCGTAAATGCCGCCAAGGATTCCATACGGTCGCGGCTTCACATCGAGAATCAAGGGCCGGGGTACATGCATTTCCCCGCTGATCGGGACATCAATTATTTCGCACAGCTTACCGCAGAGCGTTCTGTACGGAAAACATCTGGCGGCCAGCACTACCGGGTTTGGGAACTGCCTCCGGGTCGAGCCAATGAAGCCCTGGATTGCCGGGTGTATGCCTATGCCGCGCTGTGCGCTTTGATTCATCAAGGACTGAAACTCAACCGCCGGGCTGACGAGATAGCCAAGACCCTGATTGAAGTTGCTTCTAACGAATACGCGGCGCCAGAGTCTCTAGAGGCAAAAGCGGATGCGCCTGCAAGTCCGAAGGTCACCGTGGCCGCCCCTATTAAAAAATCAAAGGCTAGTCGCCTGGCAAGGATTTGATCGTGGTCTGTACACCAAAAGTGAGCATCCTATCCGGCATGTCGACGGAGGCGCTTCAGGCGGCTCTGGCTGCAGCGCAGCAGGCCTATCTGGATCTGTCGACTGGCGCGAAGGGAGAGTCTTATTCCTATACGCAGGGTGACGGCGCTCGGGCAGTGACGTACTCGAAAGCCAACATTTCGCAGCTTATCGCGTTGATCAAGCAGTTGCAAATGCAACTCGGATTGATCCGGCGTACACGTCGGCCGCTACGGTTCTTATTCTGATGGAAGACACGATTTCGATTCTTGGGCCGGACGGGCGACCGTTTGCGGCGAAACAGTCGCGGGCGTCCATGTTGGTTGGTGGCGGTCGAACACCATATGACGCCGCTGACCGCAGCAGCGATCACATGGCGGCTTGGTCGCCCTATTTGGGATCGCCGGACGGTGACCTCAATATGTACCGCGACACCATCGTGTCGCGAGTACGTGACCTGGTGCGTAATGATGGATGGGCGTCCGGTGCCGTAACGAGGATTCTGGACAACGCCATTGGGGCAAATTTTCGTCCTATCTTCAAGCCAGACTATTCATCGCTCCAGGCGTACACCGGTATCAAAGGGTTTGACCATGTCTGGGCCGACGAGTTTGGGAGCGCGTTAGAAGCGTCCTGGCGCACCTGGTCGACCGATGTCGGTCGATATTGCGACGCACAGCGCAATCTGACTATCCCGCAAATCATGCGCCTGGCTTTCCGCCACAAGTTGATCGACGGTGATGCCTTGGCTATGTTGCATTGGTTGCCTGGGAGAGTTGCTGAAGGGCGCGCCCGCTATGCCACGACCATTCAGGTGATCGATCCTGACCGCCTGTCAAATCCGCAATTACGCTTTGACCAGGATGTCATGCGGGGCGGGGTAGAGGTTGATGAGTTCGGTGCTGCTGTTGCTTACCATATTCGCCGGGCGCATCAGGGGGACTATTTCAGTGCCGCAAAGGCAATGACATGGGACCGCGTTCCGCGCGAGACGTCCTGGGGGCGCCCGATCATCGTCCATGACTACGATCATGATCGCGCCGCGCAGCACCGCGGCGGTGCTGGGATCTTTGCGCCAGTCCTGCAGCGTTTCAAAATGCTTGTCAAGTATGACGGTGCCGAGCTAGACGCCTCGATTTTGAATGCGATCTTTGGCGCTTACATCGAATCGCCTTTCGACCCTGAAATGGTAGGCGAGGCGATGGGTGAAGGTGAAGAGCTGGGGAAATACCAGGAATCGCGCCAGGAATTTCATAGCGACGCCCGGATCAAGTTGGGCGGCGCGCGCATGCCGATCTTGTTCCCCGGCGAAAAGATCAATGCGGTCACGGCAGAACGACCAAATAGCAATTTCGAAAACTTCGAAAACGCGATGTTGCGGAATTTCTCTTCCGCTTTCGGTTTATCCGCTCAGCAGGTCAGTAACGACTGGTCCGACGTGAACTATAGCTCCGCACGCGGGGCCGCAGCGGAGGCCTGGAAAACCTTGTCACGGCGCCGCAATGACTTCGCCATCGGGTTTGGACAGCCAATTGTGTGTGCTTTCACCGAAGAATCGATGGAAGTCGACGATTTGCCACTGCCGGCCGGTGCACCTCCCTTTGCGCTTTTCCGTGCGGCTTATTGCCGGACGAAATGGATGGGACCAGGGCGCGGGATTATCGACCCAGTGAAAGAGCGCCAGGGCGCAATTCTTGGCATGGATGCCGCACTGACGACGCTAGAAGACGAGGCAGCTGAGATGGGCGGCGTTGATTGGCGTGAAACCATCGCACAACGCGCAATCGAAATTGCGCGCTTCAAACAGCACGGCATTCCACTGCCTGAATGGGCGGCCGGGATGGATGCTACGCAGGCAATCGACGAACCAAAGGCGACCTGATGAGATTTGAATTCTTGGCACAGCGGTTGTTCAATACGCCGCTTGCAATTGCGCCTGGCAAAGCCGAGGTGATCATGGCCGCGCTGGCCGATCGGCTTGGCATTGGGCAAATTTCACACCTGAGCCACTCCCCTTCCATGATGGAGGATGACGACTATGGGTATTCCGATCCAGGTCGCAATCCACGCAGCGGTTACGACGTGGTGGGCGGTATTGCATGTATTGAAGTCTGCGGAACCTTGGTGCAAAAGCTGGGGACACTCCGTCCTTATTCGGGAATGACAGGCTACGACGGCATTCGACAGAACTTCCTAACCGCTCTGACGGACCCTGAAGTGAAAGCCATCGTCCTCGACATCGATAGCCCAGGTGGTGAGGTTTCTGGCTGTTTTGACCTGGTCGACACGATATATCAGGCACGCGGAACCAAGCCGATCTGGTCGGTTTTGAATGAATCGGCCTATTCCGCCGGTTATGCGATTGCTAGCGCGGCCGACAAGATCGTCGTACCGCGTACGGGAGGCGTCGGGTCTATCGGCGTGATCTGGATGCATATGGATTGGTCCAAGGCGCTGACGAGCTCAGGTTTCAAAGTGACCTTCGTGACGTTCGGCGATACCAAGGCCGACGGTCATCCGGAAATTCCGCTATCGCCGGAAGCTCTTGAGCGTTTTCAACGCGAAATCAACACGATGGGCGAGCTGTTTGTGTCAACAGTCGCCCGCAACAGAAATATCTCGACAAAGGTTGTTCGGGATACGCAAGCCGCAACGTATTTAGGGGCCGATGGCGTGAGTCAAGGTCTTGCGGATGCTGTGATGGCCCCTGATGCAGCATTTCGAGCTTTGCTAGACGAGCTTGCTTAACCATTTTTGGAGATTGATATGTCACTTAAGAAAACATTGACCGCAGTTCGTTTTGCCCATTTGCTGGGGATTCGTGCCTCCCAGGCCGAAGACGATGAAATGAAGCAGGGCGCGGACGAATCGGATGAAGACTATGCGAAACGCATGGAAGAAGACGAAAAAAAGAAAGAAGACGAGGCTAAAAGGGCCCAGGAAGACGAAAAAAAGAAAGAAGATGAAGCCAAAAAAGCCGAAGACGAAAAGAATAAGTCTAAGGCCGGAGGCGGTAACGACGAAGAAGATGAGAAGGAAAAGGCGGCACGCAAGTCCGAACGCGCCCGCTGCGCTGCTATCTTCGCATCGCCGGCCGCTGGCATACGCCCTGACGTAGCGGCGCACCTGGCATTTTCGACCGACATGTCGAGCGCTGATGCAGTCGGCATGCTGGAGACCGTATCTGCTGGTTCCACACCGGTACGCGGTCTTGCTATGCGCATGGCGACAGTGGCGGTGCCCAATGTCGGCGATAGCGGTGGCGCCGCACCTGCCGCCGGAAGTTCTACAGATATTGCAGCAAAAATTGTTGCGGCCGGTAAAAAACGCCGCGGTGAATCCTGATCGTTAATCCCGATCCCTCTATCAACTAGGAGTTTCCATGACACTTACAGTCAACTCAATCGGCGATAACCCTCAGCAACCAGGTATCGCCGCCGAAGCATTTATCCCGGATCAGCTGATTGCTGGCAATTTGCAACTTGTCACTGATACCGTGACTCTTGGCGCCGGGACTTTGGCGCGCGGCGCAGTTCTCGGCCAGATCACCACGAGCGGAAATTACATTCTGAGCGTGAAGACTGCGAGCGATGGCAGCCAAGTGCCGGCTGCAATTCTTGCTGACGCTGCCGATGCCTCCGGCGGCGCTGTATTCGCTCCGGTGTATTTGATGGGCGAATTCAACAGCAATGCAATTTCCTTCGATGCGTCCTGGACGGTGGCTGCCCTGAAAGCGGCTATGCGTGCTTTCAGCATCTTCCTGAAAACCTCCGTCAGCGCCGCCGACCCGACCTAAACCAACCAGTCTCGCTATGAAAAGTCCCGCTTCGGCGGGATTTTTTTTTGCCCAACGCATTCTTTGGAGATCGCAATGCCCATCAACAATACCTTTGTGTATGACACAAATGCACTCATTCAGGTCGTTCCTAACCTGAAGCGTGCGCAGAAATTCTTGCTCGACCGGTTCTTCCCCAATCAGGTGATTTCCGACACCGAGTATGTCTCCATCGATGTCGACGTCGGCAAGCGCCGTATGTCGCCATTTGTATCCCCACTGGTCGAAGGCAAGCTGGTCGAGCAGCGCCGGTATCAAACCAACCTGTTCAAGCCTGCCTACATCAAGGACAAGCGTGCTCCTGACCTGCGCAAACCTGTGCGCCGGATGATCGGCGAGCGTATCGGCGGCGACTTGACCGGCCCTGAACGGGAGGCCGCCAATCTCGAAGCCGAGATGACCGATCAGATCGACATGCTCGATCGCCGGCTGGAATGGATGGCAGCTCAAGCGCTGACTAACGGCACCGTCACCATCGCTGGGGATGGCTTTCCGACCGTGGTGATCGATTTTGGCCGGGATGCAAGTCTGACCGTTGCCAAGACCGGAACAGCTCGCTGGACGCCGGCGCAAGTCGTTGCCGGCACGGCATCGCCAACCCAGGACATCGAAGCCTGGCAGACCCAGATTCTGAAAAAATCCGGTGGCGTGGTTACTGACATCGTATTTACCACCAGCGCCTGGGCCGGGTTCGTGAAAGATCCTGCACTCCTGGGCGCGATCATCTATCCGAAGCTGGGTGAGTTCCAGAACGCGATCAATACTGGCGCCCAAATTCAGCGTGGCGCGGTCTACAAGGGGCGCTGGGGTCAATACGACCTGTGGCTCTACAACGACTGGTATGTCGATGACAACAACGTCGAACAACCGATGCTGGCCGATGGCACAGTGCTCATGTCCGGTGCCGATCTGATGGGTACCCGGGCGTTCGGCATGATTCTGGACCCTGCCTTCAACTATCAGGGTCTGCCTTATGCGCCAAAGACCTGGCTCAAGGAAGATCCGGCTCAGCGTTTCATCATGATGCAATCCTCGCCGATCGTGATTCCTTCGCGTGTCAATGCTTGCTTTGCCGCCACGGTGATCTGATATGGCAAAAATCGAAAACGCGAAGGCGATCGTTGCGGACCGCAAAACTCTCGACATCGACGGCAAACAGTTCGGCCCAGGCAGCGAGGTAACTTTGCCGAAGGACGAAGTCGAATCTCTCCGCAAGAAGGGATTTCTGGTCGATCCAGATGCTGTGCCGGTGGAAGTCGCTGACGGTCCAACCTTCACGGCGGAGGATGGCCCTTCAGCAAAAAGCGAGTAGGGCATGCCAATCGACTGGAATGCTCATGTGAATCGGCCGGTAATGGCGATTTTCGGCGAGCCTGCGACATTTCAACCTGCCGCCGGCACGCCGTTCTCCATATCGGGGACCTTCCATGAAGCGTTCCAGAGCGTATCGCTTGCTGGCGGCATGGACGTTGCCACCACGTCACCAGCCCTCGGCGTCAATCTGTTCGAATTCCTGTCGCCGCCATTGCGGGGCGATAGGGTCGTCATCATAGCCACTGCAGAACATGGCGGTGGAACGTTCGTCGTAAAAGAGGTGCGGCCCAATGGCATTGGCGCTGCGATCCTTTTGCTTAACTTCATGAGCCCCTGATGACAGCAAGTCTCGCCCGGCGCCAGATCCGTCTGTCGGCATTGGCTGCCATTGTGGGCGCCAATATTCAGAATGTTGGTGCCCCGGTGACTATCGAGTCGCCGGGAGACTGGACAACGCCACCGGAAGTGTTGCCAGCAATTCTGTTGCGGGCGCCAGGTGATCGGAAAGAATCAAAGCATCGAGGACAACCGCAGTTTGACACCACCGTTACCATCGAAATCGAGGCGCGTGTCCAAGCGCTGACCGCGATGGATGCCCAGGACGCAATTGAAGATCTGTGTCTATCGATTGAGCAGGCACTTTTGACGAACTACGACTTGATTAGCATTACACAGCAAGTCGCCGCCGTCGAAACAAAAACAGAAATCACATCCGAGGGGCGCGAGCATTTCGGCGGCGCCATGATGCATTTCGTATTCGAGTGCTTCGAATCGTTCGATCCATTTGAGGCAATCGAGCCGCCGGCATTGAACAACATGAAGTTGCACATTGATCTTGTCGGGACATTCGACCCGACTGGTACCTATCCAGATCCACCTTTCCCCGATTCCGTAACACCCGCACCGCGTACCTCTGGGCCAGATGGCCGAGACGAGGGCGCTCTCGATATAAACCTGCCCCAGTAAGGAGCGCTTATGTACGTAACCCCAGCATCGGGCCTCACGATTCGTGACCCTGACCTGAAAGACTATTTGCCGTCCGAAGGGCGCGAAGTGCCGACTACCGATTATTGGTTTCGCCGGATCCGCGATAAGGACGTGATTGAGGGGAAGGCCCCGGTCGTCTCAACGAAAACCACTACACGGAGCGCTGAATAATGACAATCGCATTCAAAAATATTCCGTCGAATATCCGCGTTCCGCTGTTTTATGCCGAAGTCGACAATTCGAAGGCAAATTCCGGCACAGCAAACCAGCGTGCACTGGTTGTGGGGCAAATCGTCGCCGCCGGCACCGCCGCGCCGAACGTACCCATTATTTCGCAGGGTGTTGACGATGCGAAGCTGGCCGGTGGTCAAAATTCGATGCTTGCCTTGATGACGGCCGCCTATCGTCTCAACGACACATTCGGCGAAGTATGGTATTTGCCGCTTGCCGACGATCCTGCGGCAGTTGCAGCCACCGGTACTGTAACTTTCACTGCTGCGGCGACAGCGGCCGGGACATTGTATTTGTACGTCGGTGGCGTACGGTATGCGCTCCCAGTGCTCACAACCCAAACTGTGGCGCAGTTGGCCACCGCCTTGGCTGCCTTGATCAATGCCGATCCGGCATGCCCGGTGACAGCAGCAGCGGCGACTGGTGTGGTTACCCTGACAGCAGATAACAAGGGTCCTTGCGGCAACGATATTGACCTGCGCTTGAACTACCAGGGCACACGCGGCGGCGAAGTCATGCCAGCCGGCCTGGCTGTGACGCTGGTACAAATGGCAGCTGGCGCCACTGCGCCGAGCTTGACCGCCGGGTTTGCAAATCTTTCCAGCCAGGCCTTCGACTTTATCATTTGCCCATACAGCGACACCACGTCGCTCGATGCCTTCAAGGCATTGCTGAATGATACGACCGGCCGCTGGTCCTGGGATGTCCAGATCTACGGTCATTTTTTCGCGGCCTATCGCGGGACACTCGGTGCGCAGACAACGCTCGGCGTCACGCGAAACGATCAACATGGTTCTATCATGGGATTCAACGATTCCCCCACTCCGAACTGGATCTGGGCCGCCGCGATTGCCGGTGCTGCCGCGGTAAGCTTGCGCGCGGATCCTGGCACACCGCTGCAAACGCTTGTCATCCAGGGTGTGCTGGCGCCACCTCTCCAGTCACGTTTCCAACTGACCGACCGCAATACTCTGCTTTACGACGGTATTTCCACGTTCACCGTAGCTGACGATGGCACGGTCGCCATTGAAAACCTCATCACTACCTACCAGAAGAATGCCTTCGGCGCGCCCGATGACAGTTATCTGCAAGTCGAAACGCTATTCCTCCTGGCGTTCGTGTTGCGTGATTTGAAATCGGTCGTTACCAGCAAATACTCACGCGTGAAACTGGCCGCCGACGGCACTCGGTTCGCCGCTGGCGCCAATGTGGTGACGCCGAATATTATCCGGGCAGATTTGATCGCGCGTTACCGCACGCTGGAGACCAATGGATTTGTCCAGAACGGCGACGAATTCAAAGCCAATCTGATCGTTCAGAAAAGCACCACGAATCCAAATCGCGTCGATGTCCTGTGGCCTGGCACATTGATCAATCAACTGCGCATCTTTGCTCTTTTGGCCCAGTTCCGGTTGCAGTAATTCTAACCATCATCAGAAGACCGCCTACGGGCGGTTTTTTCATTTCTGGAGCAAACGATGACAGATACAACAAAACGCCTCGCCGGGATTGCCTATATCTCAGTGAACGGCAAGACCTACATGTTGGCCGCAGATGCAGCCTATAGCGTGTCGAAAGTCAGTCGCGAGACGCTTGTCGGACAAGACCGCGTGCATGGATTCAGCGAAAAACCAAAGGCCGGCAGCATCTCCGCCCAATTGCGCGACGCCAGGGACCTGACAGTCGCCGATTTCAACGCCATGGACGATGTGACCGTCGTGCTGGAGCTGGCGAACGGCAAGACAGTCGTCGGCAGCAACATGTGGACGGTCGATGCCCAGGAAGTAAAAACGGCTGAAGCCACCTTTGAAGTGAAATTTGAAAGCGACAACGTCGAGGAAGTATAAAAAATGGAAAACGAAGACCAAACCAGTGACACATTGCCGGTGATCGAGGAAGAAAAAACGATCACTCTGCGCAAGCCAATTGTATTGGGTGGCATCACCTACGACAAATTTGATTTGCGTGAGCCAACTGCCGGCGAACTTTCGCGCGCGAGCAAGGCCGGCGGCAGCTTGGACATCGCCATCGCCCTGATTTCCATCATCGCCAAGGTACCGAAGAGCGTGGTCGAAAAAATCTCCCAACGCGACCTGGAGGAGGCGGCCGGATACCTCGGGGGTTTTACCTTGGATGGCCCAGCCACTGGCGCGACGTCGTTGCAGAACTGACGAAGTACTACGGGTGGGGGCCGCACGACGCTTGGGGTTTGTCGTGGACAGAGCTGGAATGGTGGAGTCGTCAGGCTGAGCGTATAGAAGGAATGAGGGCAGGAAATGGCGAATAATTTTCAGATCACCATATCGGCGATTGATAAAGCTACCGCGACTACTCGGAAAATCAACGACGCTTTTTCCCGCCTGATACGTCCGTTTGCACAGATTCAAAAATCTGTGCAAGCCCTTGGCAAGGAGCTTGGTTTTGAGAAAATCGCCAAGTCGTTACGGTCCGTAGGCAAAGCTGCGGGCGACGCGGCCCGGAAAATTGGGTCCATCGTGGCGCCATTGGCGGCCGTTGTGGGTGTGGGCTCAATCGCTGGTGTGTACGCGCTTGCGACTGGATGGGCAAAACTGGGCTCCGAGATCGGGCGCACTGCTGAAACCATTGGCGTCAGTACCGGCGATCTTCAATCGCTGCGCGGGGCCGCACGCCTGGCCGGCGCATCATCGGAAGAACTGACGGCGGGTTTGCACGGCCTTGGCACCACATTGCAGGATGCACGTTTTGGCCGAAATAACGAAGCCATGTACATGCTCAATACGTTGGGCATTCGGATTAAAAAGACAGCTTCCGGCGCAGTTGATTCGGTCCAGGCATTTAAAGACTTGGCCGATGCCATCCAGATGCGCAGCGGCCAGCCGCAAACACAAGAGCGTATCGCGCAGCAGTTTGGATTGGCTGGTCTGCTTCCGCTCTTGCGCAAGGGATCGAAGGGCATCCGCGAGCTGGAGGACGAAACGGCAGCCTTGGGCGGCGTCTTCGGAAAATTCGCCCTGGACAATGCACAGAAATTCCAGAAATCCATGACCGGCCTGGATATTGCGGTCGATGGGTTAAAAATTGGCATCGGTTCGGCCTTGATGCCAGTCCTCATGCCTCTCTTGAATCGTCTCGGGGAGTGGGTAGCAAAGAACCAGGCATTGATCTCCACCCGGGTTGGCGAATTTGTTCAAAAATTCGGCGATTGGGTAAGCAAGATTGATTTCGACAAGGTACTGAATGGCCTCACCGCGTTCATCGACAAGATCGACAAGACCATTGATAGCCTTGGCGGCGTGAAGGGTGTCGCCTTGATTCTGGCTGGCCTTACTTTTGCAGGGCCGATTGCTGGTGTTATCAGTCTGACTACCAGTGTAGGAGCCCTAATTTTGCGGCTGGGCGCGTTGACAGCCACAACGGCCGGAATTGGTGCCGGCGGTGCTGCTGCTGGTGTCGGCGCGGCGGGTATTGCCGCAGGCGGTGTCGCTGTAGTGGCCGCCGGTGCTGCGGGCTATGGCATCGGCACCTTGGTCAATAAATACCTGATCGAGGGCACCAGCATTGGGGACAAGATCGGCGAGGGTATTGCTCGCACACTTGCTTCTTTTGGAAATAAAGACGCTGGGGAGGCTATACGGCTCAATACCGGCCGTGACGACTA